CTATCCACATTAGGATCATATTCAGCAGTATTAAAACCAAAGTTAGCCATTCTAAATTCTCCATTTACAGTTTAACAGGAATGCTCTCGGTGAGCTTTTCATACACCATTGGGATGGCGTCAGGACACGCATAGCGATTCTTCGCTACGTACGCGGGGTTCTCCACCAAGTGAAGCAAACGCTCACCCGTGGTTACACCTCGTGTGGTTTTATTGCCGAAGCCCGAGTCACTTTGCTTGACAATGACGCGGAAGCTGGCAAAAGCCAAAACGTCAACCCACTCTTGCAGGATGGCGTTACAGCGGTTAGGCAGTTTGGGTTGATAGCGATCGTAGGGATCGGAGCGGGGGTCTTCATAGCGGACAACCGACGCGTGAGCTAATAAGACGATGTTCATGTCGCGACGCTTACGCAGCGCATCGAACCCGCTTAAAATTTCACGAAACGACTCAGCGATCATCATTTGACCCTTGCCGTAAGCGAGCGCTTTTTCATCGTAGCGACTTTCAATGTCGCCCGAAATCAAAGGCTCAACCAACCAATCAACGGTATCGAGTACTACAGTCTTAAAGTCATGATCTTCCTTAATTAAAGTCTTGATGCTGCTAGCCACATCGCCGATAGTTTCAGCGCGGGGAAACGATGTCACATCCAAAGATGATAAGCCGTCCTCGGTTGAAATGTAAATCGGCTTCGGGAACTGGCTAGCAATAGTGCTCTTGCCAATACCATGACCACCGTAAATACAAATGCGCGGGGGAAGCTCTTGTTTGCCTTTGATAAGGCTGTCTTGCCAATCACTCATGAAAAGTTCTCCTAGGTTACAAAGTTATGAGGTCCGTTAATTATAACCTCAATTTTAACGGCGCGGTTAAAAATTTAACCTTAATTTGCTGTAGGACAATTTATTTTTATCCCACCTTAGCAACAAACACGTGCCCCGCAACTCGGCCGCAACCGTGACGCAGATTGAGCACAATGCAGGGTCACCCGACATGACGATGTAGTCATCAGGGTAGTAGTCTTGTAAGACGTTTCTAGCGTGAGCAATAGCCGCTGAGCCGTCATAGTCACGTCCAATAGAGGAAAAGACATGCCGCACGTTGCCGTACGCGTCCGCTGCAGAATAGTCTCTACGGCGGTCGTAGCTTACCAGCCACACTGTTGGTATTCTATTACTTGATGTTTCCATACACTTCTCCAAATTTAACCTCAGCCTTGACCGGTAAGTCCGGCCACCAGCGTGGAGGGGTACACATAATGCGCTCGATGTAATCACGCGCTTCAGCAGCCTCAGCCTCGTCAACCACAGCCACTAGCTCGTCATGTACTGTGAGAGCGACAGGGTATTTTTGATGCACAATCAGTAGCTGTTCCATCACAATGTGACGGGCTAACGCTTGGACAATGTTTTCGGTGATTAACCCGCCATAAATACCTGAGCGCCCATCACCGCGTGAAGCGTAGCTATAACGACGGTCGGTGGAGCTGTAGCTGAGCTCAGGATAAAGCAACGGCAAACCAGTGGGTAGCGTGATTTTGTTCTTACCAGTAATTACCGGTATCTCAGTGCTTAGCGGGCGCTCAATACCTTCAACGATTAAAGGTAGTGCTTTATCGCAGACGTCCCAGAACTTGACAATCTTGTCGTTCTTCTTGCGGTACGCCGTGATAGCCTTCTCACACATCTCCATGGACAAGGGCTTGCCTTGCGTTCTAAGAAACTCAAAGAACGTTCTAGCGGACATACCGTACCCCGCGCCTAGCACCGTCACCTTGCCAAGCCAGCGCTCATCTTCGTCAGCTTTAGTAATAGTGCGGCCGTAAATGAAAGAGGCCATATCGCAGTAAGGATCTAGACCCTTGCGGAAAACCTCCATCAAGTCTTCTTGGCCAGCGACGCAAGCTAGAGCGCGAGCTTCAATCTGTGAGCTATCGCCCACGACAAGGGCTTTACCAGCGGGGGCAACGATACCTTTGCGCAACTTAGACCCGCGAGTCAGGTTCTGCAAGTTAATACCCCCGCCGCCGCTCATTCGGCCTGTATGGGCGCCATAGTACAGTAGCGGAACTGGCAGCGGGCCAGTCTTACCAATAGCGCTCAAGCGGGCAGCGCGAGTCTGTTCAATGGTGGACTTCAACTTGAGCCGAGCGCCGACAACGGCTTGCACCCGAACATCAGGATGTTCCATCAAATCGGTAATACCTTTATCTTGCTTGGAAAACGCGAACGTAGGCTTACCGGTGCGCTCGCTCATTTTCATCGGCGGTTCAACGCCTAAGTTCTTAAGAGCCTGAGCAAACTTCGGGTTTGACATGATGACATCGAGCGTTATGCCCGCGTCCTCAAGCATACTTTCTCGAGCCTTGTCCAACTCAACGATGTAATCATCAAGCATCTTGTAATCAACCGCAAGCAGCGGCATTGTGACCGCTTTGATTGTCCATTGCAGCAGTAAGAACTCAAACTTCGGGAACGTCTTAATCAAACGCTCATAGATGCGATACGTTAGGTCAACGTCACGTACGCAGTACTCGCCTAAGATGTCGCGCTCATAGTCTTGCAAAGCCTCAAGCCGCTTACCTTTGGATACCGATAGCCCGTCAAGCTTCTCACCGAAACCTAGATTAGCAGCGACTGAGTTGAGGCTATAAGACTTCAAGCGAAGTTGCGCCCGCGCTAGTCCTACCGTATCAGTTGCCTCTTTAGGATACCATTGGTAGTGTTGAGCGGCGATAGCTAAGTCAAACTGCGCATTATGACATACGGCGCGAACGTCAGTACCGTAATGTCCAAACGCTTTAGCAATATCATCACCCCAAGCTAGATGCGTAGGCTCGTCGTTAAACTTGAACGCGCAGCAAATAGCTTGGAACCTAGCGTCCCGAATGTACTCAGTCGACGTCATCTTGGAAAGCGAGAATGACGCCGGATCGTAGTACGTCTCGAAGTCAAGCACTAACGTGTTCATCGTTTTCCTTAGGAATCAACCACGCTCTGCACGCCGCACGCCAATCAGTTGCGCGAATACTATCAGCATAAATCAAGCCGTTGCGGGCGCGTTTATGTTGCCACCAAATCATCGCTATCGGTTGAGCCACGTCTTGGAAGAAAGGCGTACGGTAAATACGCTCATCTTGCGGGTCTAGCATGAAAGCTTCAAGATCTTTTTGCCAATCACCGTGATCGCAGTCCTGCATCATTGGGTATGGTTTGACGGCCAGCTCCGCGTAGTCAGATTCATAGTAATCGAGTGGAACGTAGCTTGTATCTTTAACGCGATCCCACACGTCTAGCGAGGTGTAAACGTGCAGCGAGTCAGACATTTGAGTGTAAGGACCGACCTTGTAGCCGGTTCTAGCGGCGACATACTCTTGCAGCATACTAAAGTGGACAACGTTCGCGCCCAACTTACCATAAAGCAAGTCGTTAGAGCGGCAGCAAACGGTCATGTACAGCTCGCCGTCACGAACTTTCCAATAGATATGCGTATTGCAGGGGTGATCTTTTTTATTGCCGCCTAAGTCTAGGATAGGATCCCACATCGTGGTAACAATGCGACGGTCCTCAGGGTTTTTCTTAAGCAGCGAAATCGCCAACTCAAGCTGATCGAATCCGGCATTGTTCCTTAAACGATAGCCGTACGCGCCCCAAAATGTGTCGCCATCATCGCTGTATTGCTTCATTTGCGAATTAAAGTAATCCAGAAATTCAACATCACGGTAGCCGCCGATAATCCAAAGCCCTTCCATGCAATGGAAGAAAGGGTTACAGTTGCGCGCTTCGTTAAAGAGAACGCGCTCTAAAGGGCGAGCGTATGTAGTTGCTACAGGCTCACTGAATTCTATAACTGGCCCATTGCGAGAATTGCGGGATTTGCCTATGGCTTTGATGTTGTTGACCTCAAGCGGAAAGGCATGGTTTACGTTTCTGACGTTAAATGCGATCATGTTATTCCTCAGTATGCAGTTTCAGGTATATAGGTAGACTTAGGACGACCCCCATTGAGGGCGCGTATGTACTTATCAAACTCACATAAACAATTCTGCCAGTCATGTAGCGTGAGAGAGTTAAGATTGATATCAGCCACCGGTTTACACGTTTCCAGCGTTTCCATCAATTCGTCGTTGAACCGTTCTTGCGGGATGCTTTGTTCCAAGGAACGGCCATAAATTCTGTTCAAGCCGCGAGTTGAGCCAGGACCGATAGGGGCAAAAGTTTTCAAATCTTTAGCCTCGCTCAATAGATGGCAGTAAGTCATATCAGCAACGACTTGGCCCGACATAAAAGTGCCCCAGCCGTACATACCCTCAAACATCTTTAACACTGCCTGAACGCTACGCTCCTCAGGCGCAGTCGTGTTTAAATACTTAGGTATTTCCACATTATGGAACAACGGCTCAAGCATGCTCTTAGCGACAAATACGCCTTTACCCATGCCTGGAGGAATATTGCGGCCAGTGATAACGTAAGCGCCAGTCCAAGCCTTCTTACCTTTTTCAGCGCGACGGTCAATCACCCCGCCGAACGCGGTAGGGCTAAATGACGCCACAGGCCATTCACCGCGCTCGATCAACTCGATGATAGTGGGAGGCCAGTTGATGTAGCGAGCGCAAGCTAGCATAATCCAAAGCCAATCGTTATCATTATACGGCTCGATGATGTTTTCGATTATCCAGCGCGACACGCGATCATCAGCGCGGTGCACGTTGCAGAAGCGGTACTTCTGTAGTATTTCATCCTCAGTCCAAGGCTCAGTTTGAGCTGGATTTGATAGTTTGTTCATTCTAACGCTTTCCCGCTCACTAACAAAGTAAGCGAGCTTACGCGTCATTGTATCAAACGGCATAGCCGAGCTCCCGCAAAACGATAGGAACAGCTTCATCTGAGCTGACCCAATGGGGCTCAAGTCCTGCCGCGTGCAATTTCTTAGCCGATGAAATATTCTTCTTGTCGTTTGTCAAGATATTGTCAGTCTTTTCAATAGGGGGCTTGCCCTCAATAGCGCGACGGGCGTTCACGTTGGCCACGCACTGCTCGAATGGAGTGCTAAGACATATTGGAACAAGCCGAGCGCCGATAGTCTTTAAACGGGCATTCAAGATAATTGTAGGCTCATATACATTACCAACAATCACCCCCTCGTACAGCACGTTCGTGTGTCCAGCGGCCTCAACTACCGCGTCCCAGACAAGTTGCGGAGTCTTGACCGTGTCACATCCACCCGTGGGGCGGTCATACTTGCCGATAGTGACGAAGGTTTTATAGACGTTCAATAAGACGCCGTTGCTGGCTTCGGCGATCTTTACAAAATCATTGGCAGCATGTTCCATGACGCGCTTGGCCACCCAAGTTTTGCCCGCGCCATTAGAGCCGCGAATAGAAATTACATTGTGCATAAGTAGTTATCCGTTATTAGAAAGTTAAATTATAACGCGCTCAGCGGCGTGTTTCATTCCAATTAGTTCAAGAGTTGTAACTACAGCCTGGCGTTGGTTTACAAGGTGCGCGTCCATGCCGGCAGCTACAAACTTCGCGTGCGCCAGCTCAACTGCGCGGTACTTAGGTAGCAACGATTTTTTAGGATCGAACGGCTTCTCATTACCGACTAGGGCGCGGCGCTTCAGCGTCTGTTCAATGCACTTTTCTTTTGGGGTGTCCAGCGTCAGCGCATGAAACTTGGCCCACGGGCACGCTTCAGCAATGTCAAAAGTCAACTGCTGCAACCCTGACAAAAGCAAGCCTTCCATGACGACGTGGCCATATACTGAGACTTCCGATACAGCCTCAACTAAATCACGCACGTTCTTTATGCGGTCAACCCCACCTGAAGCGACCTTATCGTACTTGCCAATGAAAAGAACGGGATAGCCGTCAGTCGAGCGGTAAACGTGCGTATGAACGCCGTTCACGGTCGTGTAATCACGCGCAAAGCGGAGCCTGTCCATAACGGTACGAACAGCGGTAGTCTTACCAGAGCCGTTGGTGCCGCGGATGTTAATGATGTGCGTGGTCATCGAAAGGTTCCTTCGGCATGAACGATAAGATATGATCAGCCACGTCGCCATAGCCCGTCAAGTCTTCTCTTTTTTCTACAATATCCTTACCGATCGGCTTTCTATTCTTAAAATATGCTTTGGCCATGCAACAGATAGTTTCAGCTTCGGCCACTCCGCACGCTCTAGTGTAGCGGGGCGGGGCATTAAGATGCTTAATACCATCCACTACTTGGAATAGCGCTCCAGCATAGTCTGGATGCTTTTGTTTACTTAATTCAGGGAAGATAACCTCAAGTCCTTGCTTAGGCAGCTCAACCATATGACGTTCCGAGTATGTCCAGTCAACGCCGTACCCGAATACCGCTTCGCGCAAGTCCATACACTTCCAAGTAAAGTAGGTACCGATTTGTGGGATACCCTTCTTGTGCAGTTTCATAAAAGAAGACTGCATGCAATCGTTAAAGAACTTTTCAGGCGTGCTGTAAGTATCAATCCAGGCTTTAATAGCTTTACGGCCAGCCTCGCCCCTAAAGTGCCGACGTTCTGAGGCGCGGGGCGCGGTATCGTAGCGTTTCAGCAGCTCGGCCCAAAAAGCGTCACCTTCCAACTCACAGACTTGTGACGCAGTGCCCATGTGATAGTACGTGACGAAGGCGGCACACCAACGCATTAGCATAGGCTCGGGCATACCACACTTGCTGAGCGCCACATAGACAGGATCTAAGTCATCAGTGGCGATAGTCTTAGCGGCAAAGTCTTGCCAAGAAATTGAGGGGTCATAGGTAATCATGCGAATTGTACTTCCTTTAAGTGATCGCCAGCATGCTCATTGTAGGTGCCGAGCATAAACACCGGTATACCGCCTTGTTTCCACTTGGCAAAATGAGACTTGTATTGACGGTAATAGTTGCGGTACGCGGTGACCGAGTCGCCAGGAACTTTGCACTCGTCAGGCATAGCCTGAGGCGGCTCACACCAGGAGTACTTGTCAGACATATTGGCGGGGGGCTTGGCAAGTACGCCAAGGATGTGACGCTGGCAAGCGTGCGTGCGGCCATAGCGCAACGTGTATTCGCGGCAAAGGTAACCGCCAAGTTGCTGCAGCCAGCTATATTGCATTCTAGAGTCGCCAGCCCACAGCGTGCAGGGGTGATTAGCGTGTGTGACTTTGTAAGGCACGGCATCGCCGTTGCCATAACGATGGTGTACGGCGCAAAGCATTTGAGCAGTTTCCAAAATCATTTTGACTACGTGTGAGTCACAATGCATAACAGCAGCCAAGGGAGCAGCGTGATGGAGATAGAAAATGTTCATGGTAACCTCAACGAGCGGTGATACGAACGGTGGTGCTTTTGCTAACCTTAGTATTAGCGCGGATGAACTGAGGCGACACGTGAGCGCGCACAGCTTCCATGTCTAAAGTTTCGCGGGTAGTTTCGCTGATAGTGCAGCGGAATGTTTTGCCCTCAGCAGCGCCGTTGCCGATATCGGTAATGAGCGAATTCTTAAGGTCTTTTTCGTACAACTCAAGATCAGCGATCTTAGCCTTGAGCTTGCCAAGGGCGTCGATTTTTTCTTCAGTTGTAAGGGCAGAGATATCGTATGACATATGCGTTCCAGTAGTTAGTTAGTTAAGAAGTTAAACAGCGCTTTTTCAAGCACTGAAGTTATTTTAATGGCTTTTTACCATGTAGTTAATTGTATTTTTAATAAATTTTTCCCCGCGTGATAGTCTTAGTTAATCGGCAGGAACGACATACGTAGCGCGGGATTTGTGGATAGCAGCTCTAAACGGTAATTACCGTCATTGTGCTCCAACTCCGCTCCACGCAAGGACCCTAGAGCGCGACCTAAGACAACGACCGTGGCCGAATGCCCATTACCTAGCGCCTTTATCGTATCCTGCAGTTCAACGTTCAACCCTACGCGGTCAGCCGTTTCCTTAGAAGTGAATGGACGGTTAGGACCGAACGTTTTGATAAGCCAGTTCAAGAATTCGCTACGCTGCGCGGCATGTTCGTCCAGCGTGCCGTACTGCTTACGCAAAACTGGATCCATTGGGTCTAGCAACCCCAGGGCTAGCACCGTGGCGCGGATCATCTGATCCCATTCATAGAAGCGGGAAGGTTCGAACTTGATAGCCGACCTAGCCTCAGGCGTCAGCTTCATACCGAATTCAAGCAGCTTCAGCGCGGACAAGATAAGAGCGCGTCGATGTTCGCGTACGTAGTTGAGCAGCTGAGGGTGCCGGAAGTTGGTAGTGTGTCGTTTGTTAAAGACAAGAGTCAGCGACCGTGTTGTAATTTCTTCGTTGGGCGATATGTTAATACCGTTCAACGTGATCAAGGCTTTCGGGGTCAGCCTTACCAACTCATTACCACCCAAACGACGTACGCTGAAAGCGCCGGTAGTGACGATTTCGTTCAGGGCGCTAGACTTGAATCGCCCGTTCTGGTTGTCAAACACCATAACGTCAGGGTCATTCATAAAGTACGTAGCGAGCTGTTTGGCTTGTTCCTCGTCTTGACGCGCCAGGGCGTGCGTGTTGGCGTCGTTAGTCAAAATGATTTGAGGTATCTGACACCAAACAGTCTTACCATCAGCCGGATAGGGTGATGTGACGATAAACATCGGGGACAACGGCAGTATCTTTCGGGCTACAGCGGTGAGCAGCGAGGTAATTGATATTGAACGCCCCCACTCAGGGTTCGTGAACGGGAAGTCAGAATACACATCCAAGATGTTATTCATTGCGGCTTCTACCGTTATGTTCTTCAAGTCATTCGCGGTAATGTTCAACGAGTCCGTGAGGTAGAACCCTGATTCTGTATGGAAGCCAGGCTTGCTAAGCAGTTTGCCGCCTTCGGTTATGATCGGGTATCTTAACACCGCTTCTAGGTTAGGCAACAACGTATTGATACTAGGATCTTTAAGACGGCGAACAATGGACAAGTCAGTACGGGCAATGACCTCAACCTTCTCCTTGCGGTCGTACTGAATGAACTGTACGTAACCTTCCAAGTGGTGCGCGAAAGCGTCATCATTCGGCGTGACAGGGGCAGCGGTGACGCCTTGCTTGCTTGTCCGGGACTCCACGATAACGGCTACGCCATTGAAGTTGAATAATTTCTTTTCCTCATCAGGCACTGCAGCTAGAATCTTGACGACCTCTTCAACGACCTCACGCGGCTGAAGCTTAGAGATGTTAACCTTGGGCTTAGTGTCGTCAGCAGCGCGAGCGTGTTCTAAGTTCTTGCTAGGCAGCCAAGTGCGAATACGATCAGTTTCCCAGCCAAAGGCGTCCAACGAAGCGAAGCCTGATATGGTCTTACCATCGGCTAGCTTCTTGTACGTGTCATCAATCGCGCCGTCACGGTCACCGTCTTCCTCATCACCCGTCAAATATGATATCGCGGTCATGGCTTTGCGCGCCATTTCAATAGGTACTCCCGCCTTCGCGAAACCCCCCGCTACCCTTAGCAACGCATCATGCCGTATGCCTGGGGCTATGTTGTACTTGACCCAGATGACCGTCATAATGACGCCGAGCGCCATCTTCAAATCTTTTTCAGTTACCAGCGCGGGCTCATCGCTACAGTCAACCCATGTGACGCTGGATTCGTGCTTAGACGGTGGAAACGCTGTTTGCGCGTCATCACCGCGGTACTCAATGCATTTGACAATCTTGCCGCCTGTTTCCTTCTTTGACAGACGCCACTCAGCCGATGTCTTAGTCGCGCCTTCAACGTAGTAAATGTGATGTGACGCGATGATGTCGTCGCTTTCACCAGGATATAACCGACCGAAGCGCCAACTAGTAGGCGGCAGGAACCAGTGGGCAATCTTGCGAGCCAGCGGGTGATCTAAGTCAACGTCAATCAGGTTCTTGGACACAGCGCCCAACTGAACGCCGATGTTAGCCAAGCCCTTAAAGTCCTCCGCTTTGAACTCACGATCAGTCCAGTTCGTGACGGTTAAACTTTTCTTTTTAGCATCCAACGGCAGACATTTCCAGCCCTTTGCGGTGTAGGCAGAGAAGGCTTTCTGAATCGCGTCGGCGTGCGCTCTTGCTTCATCAAATGAGGCGGTAGTTGTCATTTAGAATTTTTCTGAAAGGATATCGTAGTATGAACCCCGACGACGAACGCGTATAGAGCGGGGTACAGGTAACGAGTAAGTTAAGTTGCGTGCTTCGTGCGCAGAGCGAGGCGGGGTAGCGCGGTAACCCCTAATCCGGAACCAATCTTCAGCCTTCTTGCGGGCGTATCCATCGTGCTCAACTAGGATAAAATCAATGATGTCAACAGGTGTGTTAGCGGGCGTGACGCAGGTGTACAGCGCCATGAGCATGTTTTTGTCAGACTTTGAACTACGCTTAGTAATGTACTTCGACTTCAAGACCTGCACGTCCATACCCCATACTGACGTTGAGCCGGCCATCGGGTCAACATCGGACACTGCGGTGGCGGTTTTAATTGTGCGAGCAGTAATTATAGGCTGTTTCTTGACCGGCTTGGCAGCTTGAATTACGCCGTCAGCGCGTTCTTCAAAGATTTCAGCCTTCGCTGCTATGCCGCCGTGCCTTGCCAAGTTGCCGGCCACGTCAAGCACTAAGCAGTCCGTCTTGCCTTCCGACACGCGGGCACCGCGTCCCAATTTCTGCCGGTGCAACCCGATCGATTGCGTGGGGGCGGCGTCCACAATGCATTCCAAGTCGGGGCGGTCAAACCCCGTGGTCAGCACCTTGCAGTTGGCCATCAGCTTAAAATCACCCCGCTTCCAACGTTCAAGTCTAGTAGCCCGATCGTTATCCCCGCCGTGCACATAGTCAGCGCTGATGCCTAGCGCGTTGGCGGTCTTGGCAAACAGCTGAGCGGTGCGCACAGTGGGTGAGAAAAGAAGTATCGATTTACGGTCAGATGCCAACCTTTTAACGGTCTTTATCACCTCCATGACCCACGCGTCAGTCATACGCTCATCAACTTCAGCCGTATCATAATCGCCGTTCGTGCGGTGAACGCCTTTCAAATCCAGCTGTACTTGCGCGTTCAACCCTTTCAGCGGGGAAAGGTAGCCCTGATCGACTAAATCTTGCACGGGGATATCAACGGCAAGGTCATTGAACCAAGGGTCATCTCCGCTGTAAATCAACCCCCCGCTGAGCCGATAGGGAGTGGCCGATAGGCCGATGCGGCGTGCGTTAGGAAACCGAGTAAGCAACGTGTTGTACATCTTACCGTCGCTTTCCTTCGGACTGACCCAGTGTGCTTCATCAATAATGATGGCGTTCGGCTCAGGCAGCTTCTGCAAGTTACGGTAAATAGACTGGATGGACGCGTACGTGGTGGCCTCACCAATGTCATGAGCGTTCAGTCCAGCGCAGTATATACCTAGTCCCTCAGCGCCGTAAAAGCGCTCAAGCGCGGAGGCGTTCTGCTGAACCAGCTCACGATTATGCGTCACCATTAGCGTATAGCCCCCACGTTCACGAAAGCGATTGACCAGCGCGGCAATAATCGCGCTCTTACCTGAGCCGGTAGGCGCGGAAATGACAGGATGGTTGCCCGCTTGCAGACTTTTAAGCGTCAGCGCGAGGGCGTCTAGCTGATAGGGGCGAAGCTGCATTACTTATAGAAGAATAAAGCGAGGGTGGCTAAGATAGCGGCAACGGTCAACGCGAAGAAGGCTTTGTCACGGGGGGTATAGACCCTGAAACCGTCATAGGGGCGGTCATAGGGGTCGCCCCAACTGTAAAAAGTAGACTCGTCAAGTGTTCTTGGTGTCTTGAAGTACGATGGTTTCATGTCGGTGTTCCTTGTCAAAATACGTTAGTGAGTTATGCCTTATGACGGCAGTGCGCCCGTCAGCGTGCTTGAACCACAAGCCAAAGCGAGGGTCGGTTTCGTCACGGCACATGAAAGCGTGGCTGTTCTTGAAGCCCTCCTTCAGTATGTCCTGCTTTAGCCAACGCCATGGCCCATGTCTTGTCATGTGTTCTTCTCCTTTAGTTTGGCTTCTACTGCTCGGGCGTATTCATTCGCCCACCCTCGCGAATTTCGGTCTATGTGGTTTGTGCAAAGATAAATCTCCTCATCCGTCAGCCCTACCCATTCACGCTCTGGTTGTGCCAGTTCTTCTTCGCAAGTGCTGCATCCGCTAATTTCAAACCAAGCAACCATCTCATCTAAAGCATCGTCAAGTGTTGGATAGGCTGCAATATCCCAACATTTTGGATAATGGATTGAATCAGCAAATGTTTGGCAATTCATCCAGAGGGTGGGTTGAGCCAATACCTCTTCGCAGGCTTTGA